CGCGAATTGCGAACGCCCAGATTGTACCCGAGATCGTTCGCGAAGCGTATCGTTTTTGATACGTGTCGGGAGCAAAACCTAGGTACTTGTTCGCAACTACCTTGCCGTCTTCTGGTGCAAGAGCGCACTTCAGCGGCTACGGCAGGCGAGCATGGCGTCGGCGATCTCGTAAGCGGCAGCCGCAACGTAGTCGCTTGCCTTGGCTGACTCCATCGGATCGGCAAGCAGCCCCGTCATAGCAGCCATTGCGAACTGGTCGCGGAGGGCAGCAAGGTCGGCCTCGCGCTGCTTTGCCTCTCGGATGGCCTCGCCGCGCTCAAGCATCGCCCGCTGGGCGCGGATGTCGTCGATTGTCAGCCCCATCCATTCACCTCTTATGTTCCAAGGAGACGCCCGCCATAGAACCACACACATGGCAATGCTACAGAAGACGACAAACAGGCCGTAGATGGACAACACGTCCCTCACTTCGCCTCCTTCGGTTCGTCCAGTTTCGGCCACTCGCTGTCTTGTCCGTACGCCTGCCACTTACTGTGAGCAACGACGCCGTTCTTTTCGCAATCCCAAACGTGCCACCATTCAATCGATGATTCGTCTGGTCTTTCGCCCTCTAACGCAACTGCCCTCGCGACGGCCTCGTCAAGGTTGTCGTGCGATGAAATGAAATCGTAGAAGCCTCCGTGCGCGTAATACTGCACGCCGCCAAGAAGAACAAAGCGGCGAAGAACTCTTGCGGCAGGCTCTGTAGGCGTCCCCATGTCGCACCTTCCTTTCGGGGCGTGATTCTACCCGACAGGCAAGCAGGCGCAATGCCTTTTCCCGACCGTCTCTAAGGTGTATACGGTCGCGCCGAACTATCCGGAGATTCCGGATCGTTGCCGTATGTTGTGGGCCTAGCGCAGTTCGTCATCCGGCGGCAACGGCACCGCATCGGTCGGCGTCAACTTCTCCAGCCACTCGCAGTAATCGTGCCAATAGCACCCCTCGCCGCAGTCGGTGAGGAGATCGGCCCCGACGAGCATCGTGCCGCCGGTGCCTGCCACCGGCTGAATCTGCCGGTCGGCGTGGGCCGCGTTGAGGGCGGCCAGTTCGTCCAAGTGGTCGGTAGCGTCTAGGAACGTCATGGGATAGCCGCTCCAATGGCGTTGTAGAGCGTGGTAATACGAGTGTCCAGAAGCGCGAGGTCTAGAGACTCGCCAACGGAGTAGAAAGCCAGCCTGCCGTTGCAATAGCCAGACGCATCGCTGAATCGAAAAATGTGGTAATTAGGCGATGCTGGCGTTTCGGAAGTTACGCTGGCAAAACCCGAAGTTCCGTTGGCCCTTCGCGAATAACTTGCCGACGCGCTTCTTGATAACCCAATAAACCCCGTTGCGGCACCAGCGCCATCAATAGCAAAGGAAGTAGAACTCCTACTGCGGCTAAAAAGATTGGCAGTGTTTGACCCAGATCGGCCAATGTCGCTGGCACCGGCTAGGCCGCCGATGCCGCCAGTTGTAACATACGCTCCGGCGTTGCCCGCATTTGAGTGTGCGGTCGAAGCGTACACAGCGATATGGTTGCTGTTCTGCGGGTCTGCATTTCCCGCCCTGTTTGTGACCAAGTATTTCGTACTTGCGTTGCCAACCAGCCCCGTCTTTCGGTTGTAGTCGCCTGCCACAAAGTTGAAGTTCGTCGGTGCCGCACCGACCAGCGGCACCAGCGCACCGGAGAGCGTCCTTGCACCGCAGAGGATGCAAGATGCTTTGATGGCAGACCAGATGCCATCGGCCTTGCAGCCCGTTATGAATGTGTTGATGGCATCGCGGACGCCAGACTCCAGCGCAAGGCCGTCATCTGCCATTTCCACCGCAGAGATATAGGTGTTTACGTCAGAGTCGGCATATGACGGAGGCGAATAAAGCGTCACGCCCCTCCCCAGTGCGGTCTGGAACGCCTGCAGCGCGGTGTTGAACGCCGACACTTGCGACGCGGACATTCCCGCGCCGAGACTGTAGGCGCGGATTCGTTTGTTCAGGATGTAACTCGCAGGGCTGCCAAGAAAGTTTCGCGCCCCAACCGCGAATTCATCTCCAGCGCCGGTTTCAAAATCCGGTGAAGTGGACGTTTGAGAAACCACAGACGTTGCGTTGTTGTAGTAGGTGCTGGTTCGCGAGCCGTTGGTGGCAGCAACAAGCAGCCCTTGGCGATCCGTCGATCCACCGTTCGGAAACACAATATCGGCCACGACACCTGACGACAATGACCCACCGCTCACCCAACCGACCGAAGCCGTCAGATTGAGTCCGGCCTGGTTTGTCGACTGCCCGATGAAGATTCTTGCCGATCCGTTCGCCTCAACTCCCTGCACATAACACGACAGGTGGAAACTGCTTGCAGATAGCGAGGCCGCAGGCGCTCGGAATCCGGTTGCCAAATATTTGCTGCTGCCGTTGCCTTTCAGCCCGCCCGTCGATCCCGTCTCAACGTAGTCGCCCGCGACGAAGTTGTTATTGGTATCGGTCGCATTCCCGAACTGCGTCCCGCCAAGGGACTGCCCGCGATAAAGCGGGACGAGAGCGGATGCGAGGCCGGTGCCAGCGAACAGGTTGAGCCGGTAGAAGCGGTCGCGGATGCCAGCGGAGTCGATGGCGTTGCAGAAGGTGTCGACGGCGTTCGCGGTCGAAGTGCTGACGGTGCCGCCGTTGGCGTAGACGCGGTTGATCCACGATTGGGCGTCGGCGTTGCTTACCTGCGGAGCGAGGGTGATGCCCCACTTGGAGGCGAGGTAGCGTTCCAGGCGTTGACGCTCTGGGGTGGTGAGCGCCCGGCTGTATGTGATGTATTCCAGAATCCGGCCCGGCCAGAAGTTGTTCACGCCGATGTTGCTACCAATCCACAGTGCGGGCGTTCCGCCGGGGAGCGTTGCTGGAAGCGTGCCGGAGGTAGACGATGCCGGAAGGAGTGCGCCGTTGTAGAACGGCCGAATCCCTGTCGCTACGTTCGCGGCGGTGCCGTCATACACCGAACCGACGATGTTAACTCCGCTGGTCAGGAGTCCGTAGGTCGGTGAAGAGACGGACGAATATGCGCTTCCGGCCCCGAACCGAATCTCGCCACTGACAGTGGTTAAGAAAATGTCGCCGCCTCCAGAAAACACGCGGGCGACGATGGTTGGACTTCCGCTGCTGAGCGCAAGAACAGCATATCTCGTCAGCCCCGCAAGTCCGTTTTCAGCGAGGTACGGATTGGAAGACAGTCCGCTGGATGTTCCGTTGAACGCCAACGAGCGGCGGCCGTTTTGCAATGTCCCGCTGACGGTCGGCCTGCTCGCCGCCGTCGCCTGTGTGACGTGCCTGTTGTTCCCGCTCTTGTCCCGCCACTGCCCAATCGGATCGCCGGTCGCGGTCGCGGGAGTTGTGCCGTTGCTGTTTTGGAACAGCGTTGACGAGTCCGCACCGTCCAGCCACAACGCCAGCCCGCTAATGCTGCGGGGGTCGAAGCCGGTGGGCCGGAAGTAAGCGATCTTGCCTGCAAGCATTAGTGATTCTGGCTCGCGGTGCCGTACCAGTTCGTCCCGTCCGAGACGAACACCAAGATGTCCCGCTTGCTACTCGTCGCCGTGATCGTCGGCGCGGTGCCGCCAGCCCACAACACGCCGGTGAACGTCGCGGTGAACGTCCCGCCCTGCGTGAGTATCAACGTGATCGAAGCCCCAGCGGTCGCGGCTGGCATGGTGAACGTGCAGTTGCCGTTGAGCGTCACGGTCTGGACGCTGCCGGTGGTCAGGGCCAGCGTCGTGGAGGTGCCGCTGTTGCCCACGGACTGCGTCTGCTCAAGGACGATGGGGAGCCGGGCGAGGGCCAGGCTCCCGCTCCCGATCTGCGAGGCCGGGAGCGATGGGATGCGGGCAGCGTCCAGCGTGCCGCTCGTCAGGTCAGATGCGCTATGCGTATGAGAGACGCCGCTTTTCCCGTCGAGAGCAGTCTGCAAGCCGGTAACGTCAGAGATTGAGTGGCCGTGCGTCGCGGCAGCGTAGCTCCCGGCCGCCTGCTTGCCGTCTAAGGCCGTTTGCAGTCCTGTTACATCGGAGATCCCGTGCGTATGCACAGAGGCGGCATAGGAGCCGCTGGCCTGCTTCCCATCGAGAGCAGTTTGGAGCCCGGTCACGTCGCCGATGACGTGCGTATGCACCGCAGCAGCCTTCCCGGCGATTGCGTTCGTGACGGTGCTCGCGAAGTTGGCGTCGTTGCCCAGGGCGTCGGCGAGCTCCTTGAGCGTGTCGAGCGATGCGGGGGCGGCGTTCACCACAGAAGCCACGGCGGTCGTCACGTCCGCAGGCGTCGCCTTGGCGTCGAGAGCCGTCTGTAGGCCCGTGACGTTGGAGATGGTGTGCGTGTGGCTCGAAGCCGCCTTGCCGTCGATGGCGGTTTGCAGGCCCGTTACATCGGCGATGACGTGGCTATGGGTGGACGGCGGGAACGTGCTCGGCTTCCCCGTCAGCCCTTCCCAAGTCGTGACGATGGGCGGCAACTGCGATTCCGGCACCTTGCCGCCGACCAGCGTGGCATAGGAGCCAGACGCCTGCTTGCCGTCGAGAGCGGTTTGCAGACCGATGACATCGGCAATCGTGTGGCCGTGAGCGGATGGCGGAAACGTCGATGGGACGTTGGTCAACTGCGTGTAGTTGGTGGCACCAGGAGCCCCCGCCGGGCCAACAGGCCCCTGCGGGCCGGCGACGCCGTTAGCAGCGAAATACGCCCCGATCTGCTGGACGCTCGTCCGCTTCGTAGCGTTGGCGCTCGACACGATGAGCAGGTCGGTCCCTGCAACGGTCGTGACGGCGGGCAATTCGCTGACGCGCTTCTGGAGTGCCATGTGGTCCCTTAGTCGACTGCCAGCGGAATAACGATTTCGTCGCCCTGCTCGGTCACGATAAACGTGATGTCGCGGTCGATCTGCTTCGTGTGAATGCGGAGGATCGTTTGGAACGCATCGGCGTAGTGGAAGATCGGCACGCCACGCGGGGCCGTCACTTCGTACAACGTCGCCACGCCGTCAAGCGTCTCGAAGATGATGTCGCCACGCCTCGGCTCGCCGTAGGGAAGCTCGTCCGTCTTCACGAGGTAGTCGCGGCTCTCCCAGGCTTCGATCACGCCGTTTTGTCCTTGAGCCTCAAACGTCGAGCGGCTGATCGAGGCGGTCATCTGGGCCGTATTGTTCCCCCGCCGATAGGCACAGAGCGTCCCAGCCGACTGCTTGAGTTGGTTGGCGAGCCACGCTGAACCGGAGCGGAGAAGGTCGGCCATTTGTTTCCTTCAAGACAGCCACCGCCGCAACGCCCCGGCGGCGCGCTGGAGGTGATAGCGCACCTGCCGGGGGTTGCGGTGTGGACTCGCGTGCTCAACCGATGTTGATGAGCACCTGGACGCTCGCGTCGCCAGACGCAGCCGCCTTCGCAGCCTTGCCAGCACGCTTGTTGTTGGTCGCGGTCGTCGTGATGTTGCCAGCGGTCGCGTCCCAGTAGACGAGAGCACCCTGGTTGATCGCGCCGGTCGCCTTCGGCATCGACCAGACGCCTTCGACAGAAACCGCACCGAGAGCGTTGGCAGCGATGGCACGGGGAGCCACGCACACCAGGTCGTTGAGCACAACCACGGCACCTGCCGCAACAGCGGAGGAAGGCGTGTGGTCGATCAGGCAGTCGCCTTGAACGTAATCAGCCATTTGGATCACCTGCTTTCTGAGGAATGGGTTTGGTTGAATCATGCCGCCGGGCGGGAGGTGGCCCCCGCCCGGCGGTCACGGTTTGTGAGACTAGGTCGCGTCGCCCTTCACGGAGGCGAGGTATTCGGCCTTGGCGACGCCAAAGTCGAAGTAGCCACGCATCTGCACGCCGAGCGTGTTGAAGTCGGCTTCCGCCGTCTCCACCACCGGGCTCTGCACGCCGTTGAGGAACGCCACTTCCATCGCCGGCAGGTCAGCCGGGTTGGCGACGAGGTAGTAATCCTCGGCGCTCGTCAGGTACGAGGTCGAAACGACCTGGTAGCGACCGGCGAGCACGTTCACGTTGGGACCAGCGGACGAACCGCCGACGAGCAGGGCCGAGCCCATGATCTCGGCAGCCGCGATCTCCAGGTCCGCAGGCACGAGCAGGACGCGGGGATCAACCGCGACCGGGTTGCCATCGGGATCCTTGAGCTTGCGGAACTTCGTCGCGAGCTTCTTCAGGTTGGCGAGCGAGAGCGCGCCAGCCGTCGACTCCAGGTTGCCACGGCCCGACGTGTACCACGAGCCGTGGCCAGCCTGGAACTCAGTCCAGAAGGCGTCGTTGAGGGCGAGAGCGCCACCACGACCGATCCGCTGCGGGACAGCGGTCAGCGCACCGAGGTCATCGTTGATGAGGTCGGTGCGGGTCACGCTCGTCATGATCCCGTAGGTGTCGGCCGAGATCGTGCGGCTCTCGTCGCTCGCAGCGGCGTTCTTGAGCTCGCCACCGTTGGCGACCTTCTCGAACTTCATGCCGCCGTTGAGCCGGTAGCTGGTCATCGTCTTGAAGTCGTTGACCGAGCGAACCGAAGAGACCGAACGCCACGAGCTCTCGACGCCGTTGAAACCGGCGAGGAGGAACTTGTTGACGGTCGACGACAGGATGCCGCCGATCGAGTGGGTCGCCCACGCGGCAGCGAGGATCGGACGCAGGGTCGAGGCCGACAGACGACGGGGGCCGTCGTAGCCGTTCGCCTCGGCCGCAGCGATCAGCACCTCGCCGAGGCTCGTCGAACGCTGGATCTTCGCAGCGGCTTCGAGGGTCTTGGCGTCGTAGTGCTTTTCGATCTGCGGCAGGCCGCCCTGGAGGGCGAAGGACGCTTCGATGACGGCCGCCTGGTTCTCAGGAGCCTTGGAGACGTGAACGGCCGGAGCCGCCGGACGCTCGTCGCGGGTAGCGGTGAGCTTTTCCATGTTGGAAACCTTCTGGGTAAGGGCTTCGATCTGTGCCTTGAGCTCGTCGCTCGAACCGGCTTCGACCTTGGGGGCTTCCACGGCGACGCTCGCCGGGGCTTCCACCGCAGCAGCCACGACGGGCTCCTCGATGGGCGTTTCGCTGGCGTCGTGCGCCATAGAAGACTCCTCTGCCACCTCTTCGGCGGCGATTGAGACAGCCGTGCTGCGATCCGCCCCGAGCGTCACGAATGACGTTTCGCGGAGGGTCGACGCACGGACGATGCGAACAGGCCCAACGTGGGACTGCCCGTTTGCGGTGGTGGCTTGGTCTTCGCCGAACTTCAGATGCCGACCGACATCGGCACCGACGCTGGCTTGCCACTGGTAGCCCTTCTCAGCGAGGGCGAGCACTTGGCGAGCGTTCTCGCTGTCGGCGAGAATTTCGCCTTCGACGATGAGTTGCCCGCCCTGCACGCTCGGCACGCCTTGGCCGAGGATCGACCCGAGGGCGTAGTCGTGGCCGATGACGATCGGGATCGTGCTTGGGAGCGTCATGCCCGCGAGGTCGATCACGACCGGCTCGCGGCTCCAGCCCTGCCGAATCGGCGCGCCGGTGTAGGCCACGATGCGGAACTTCTTCGGCCCCGGCGCGGACTCGCCGTCAGCCGCCTGAAGAAACGTCACCTGAGTATCGAGCTTGATGCTGCTCATAGGAACTCCACGAGGTCGAATGTGTCGTCGAGGTCGTCGTATTCGTTCATGCGTCGGCCCCCTCTGGGTCGCCGTTCTCGTCGAGCGTGCCGCCGTAATTCACTTCCGGCGTGAAGTCGACGAAGAGACCGAGCTCCTTCTGGAGAGCGATCTCGGCCGCACGCTGCCGCAGTTCAACGTCCCACCGCTTGCCCTGCCGCGCGTACTCGGCGGCGAGGGTGGTCGTGTGCGTGCGGAGCCTTGTCTCGGCGGCGTTGGCTTCCTTCGCCGGGTCGACGTGATCCTTGCCGTCCCAGACCCAGCCCCAATTCCATTCGGAGAACGGCGGCATCCCGGCAGGCAGCAGGCCCGCGAGCGCGGCTTCGTTGACCCACGCCGAGAGCAGACGATCAAGCATCGTCCGCTCGATCTGGTCACGCTCTACGCGCTGCGTCATCGCATAGACCTGGTGATCCATGCGACCGCTCGCGTAGTTATAGGACGAGGAATTCAGTGCTCCGACGTTAAATGGAATCTGGAGGCAGCGGAAGATTTCGTTGAGGATCTCGGTCTTGAAATCCTTGTAGGTGCTCGTCGGCTGCTCGGCCTTCAACTGCGAAATATCCCAGCCTTCGGGCAGCGTGGTCAGCGTCCGCTTGCTGATCTCCAGAGCCGCGAACGACTCGACCTCGTCGACCTCCGCAGCCGGTGAGTTGCTGTGGATGAACGCAGCCAGGTCGGCCGCCGTCTCCGCAGCGGCGATGACCGCCTCGGTGTAGCGACGGAGTTGCCCGAAGAGCTTGAGAGCCGGGGCGACCTCGGGGACGCCGCGATGCTGGCCCGGCCGCGAGGGCTTGAACCAATGCACCATCTGCGCCGCAGGCACCCGCTGAAACTCCAGCGTGTTGACGCGGAAGTTAGAGCCGGGGTGGAAGTTCAAGACTTGATAGGCGACGACGTTGCCGATCTGGTCGAACTCGACGCCGTCGACCGTGTTGCCCTCGGGCGTGATTGTCGAAGCCATGAGCTCGGTCGGCGTCGCCACCATCTCGGCCTCGACGAGCCGCACGTCGAGCGTTACGCCGTCGAGCCGGGGATTCGTGACCATGAGCGCGAACGCTTCGCCGTCGACGACCAGGGCTTCCCGCATCGTCCGCAACTTGGCGGGCAGGTCGATCGTCCAGCCCCAGTCGAAGAAAAGCCGCTCGACGAGCCGGTCGGCCTCCACGTCGCCCGTGTCGAGTTGGAGCCGTGGGCCGGTGCCGATGAGGTCGCACGCCAGCGTTGACGAGATGCCAGCGAGGTAGGAGTTGTTTGCGCGTTCGTACCTTGCCCGGTTGCGCAGAGTGCGCCGCACGGTTGGCGACAGGGCAGCGTCCGCCGAGAAAGCGTCGCTGTTGGCCCAGTGCTTGTAGTCGTCGCCCGCGCTGGCAGCGTCGTAACGCGCACGGACCACCGGAACCACCGCCGGGCGTGGCTGCTGCTTCCCTCGGAACAGGTCGAGAAACGCCACTAAATTGTCCCCGGAGGGATGATGCGATTGAAGCGGAGCCCGCGATGCTTGTTGGTCGATGACGCCGCAGCCTTGGCGGCGAGGTACTTGTCGGCCTCGATGATCTGATCGAGATCGTGGGCCTCGACCTCACCCGCGTCGGTGCGGACGCGCTTCGGGCCGACTGCCGCCTCGGCGAGCTTGTTGGATACTTCGTCGCTCATAACAGCGACGGTAGACCGACGCAGGGGGTAGACCGTAGGGGGTCTAGCCTCAGACCAGCGACCACTCGCCGTCGCGGCGCTCGTAGAGGCTGACCTCCACGACGCCCAACCGCCGGGCAATGTCGGCCGTCACGGGCGAGAAGACCGCGAGCTCCTCCGCGCCGTCGATCACGCCAGCACCCAAGAGAAACGCCGATAGCGCAGTGGCTATGCCGCGCCCACGGTGCCGCTCGCCAGTGAACATCTCAAGCGTCTGGTGGTTGTTCCAGACGTGTGAGCACGCCCAGCCGAGCAATGCTCCGTCCTCGTGCCACAAGGCGATCGGCGTGTCAGACGAGCCATTGCCGTCGAGAACTCGACGCACTTCGAGATTGAAGTCGCTCCCCGGCTTCGTCAGTCGGTAGCAGATGGCGAGAGCGTCTTGGGGCTCCATGCCGTCAACGGTCGTGAGGATGATGCTTGGCATCCTCGCAGCATGGCAACGCTGTCAAGTTCCGAGCTTTTTGAGCGTAATGATCTTTTTCCCGCCCGGCCCGCTGGGAAGCGCCGCCTTCTTACGCTGCCGCCCGCCAGCCTCCGTCGCAATCGGGTGGACGCCAGCAATCGACGCCGCGACCGCAGAGCCGACGAGGCAGTCGAGCCAGTGGTTATCCCTTCCGCCCATCTTCCACTCATCGACCACCCTGCCACGGGCCTCGGTCCTCACCGGGTATTCGCTCGTCAGGTGCTCGAACAGGAGATCGTGCTGCCCGGCGTGGAACGCTATCGCCTCGGGGTCGCCCATCTGCAACCGCAGGCGAGCCGCCACGAAGGTCTTGTAAAAGTTCGTGTCGTAGAGGCATGACCGCTGCCCCTCGGAAATCTGCCCGACCTTCCAGTTGAGCCCGATGCGGTCGCCCCGGCTTTTCTTTTCGCCGATCGGCTGGCTCGATGCGCCGATGCCTTTGCCGTGGCTCGGCAGGATCGCCCCAGCAAACGCCGACCGCCGGCAGAAGGTGCGGATCGTCCCGGTGCTCTGCCCCCAGTTGGCGTCGATGAGCATTTGCGAGATCCGCATCGCCGCCCCGTCCTCACGCTTCCAGTCGCGGCCCATGAGCAACTGAGAGACGGACTCTAGCCCCGCGTGGAGCGACGCCTCGAAGCCCGCCCCCTTCGCCGCCTGGGCGAGCGTCCGCTTCGCGTGCTTCGCTTCAAAGAACGACGAAGCCTGGTCAGGGAAGGTGCCGTAGGCCACGACGTGACCGCCGAAGGACTGATTCCACGAGGCGACGAGCCAGAAGAGGAGTTTTTCCTGCACGTCGACAAACGCCGTGAGCGTCTGGTGGTCGAGTGGGATTTTCCCACGCTCCAAGGTCGTGGCCCGCAAGGCGAGGCTCCGCTTGTCGAGCTTGTCGCTGGCGATGTCGTCGGCGATCGGCGTGTTTTGGTACTCAGCGAGAAACGCCGACTCTCCCCGGTCAATCCGCAGATTCCATGCGTGCTGGATCGCGGAGAGCTCGTCTTCGTTTTTTCGCTCGGGCCACGCCACGCGAGCCCCGGCATCCATCGCCGTTTGATTCTGCCGGTAGTGGTCGTCTGCCGCCCCAGTGCCTGTGCCGTTCCGCTGGCCCTCGCGCCGCAACTCTGCGTACTGGCTCCAGAGATCCTCGGCGGTCGGCCACTCGTAGACCAGCTTCGTCCGCTCGCCCTGCCACGCAGGATGCTTCGCCCGGTCGAGCAGGCGGTCGGCCAGATCGTCGGGGCGGATGACCGTGATCGTGGCGAGACCGCTGATCTTCGCGCCCGGCCCGGCGAGACCAAGGATCGCACCGGAGAGGATCCGCTCGCGGGTGGCGACCTGTGATGGGCTTGCTGCGGCTTCGTCTGTCTGTGGGTCGTCTATTAGCACTAGTGACGGCCGAACGGTCGACCCGTCTGGCCGCGTATGGCGAATGCCTCGTATGCGGCCCGTGATGCCAGCCACGCGAACAGCAGCCCCAGACGAGGGTGCCTTGCCGATCCACGGCAGCGTAATCTGGTCAGCAGTCCATTCGATATGCGTCGGCTCGCCCTCGCACGTCTGCCCTTGAGCGCGCCGCGTGATGCCCTCCATTGCGCGTATCGGAAAGCAAGCCGCAGGAAAGTCCTCTAGGAGTCGATCGTTTTGCTCTAGGTTTGTTTTGATGCTGTCGAGCATCTGCCCGGCAATCGCTTGATCCGACCCGATCAGCATCACAAACGGGCGATGTCCGTAGAGCATGGCCCAGATGCAGGCCCACTCGCAAAGCGTGGTTTTCCCGGACCCTCGCGGCATAGCGAACGCGAAGAGCTCGCCACGCAGCACGGCGGACTCTATTCGCTGAATCGCCTTCAGGTGGTCGCCAGACCACGCAAGGGGGAACGCCTCCGCCCCGTATGTCTCGCAAAACAGGCGGAAACTTTCCCGGCAGGAGTCGAGCCTTTTCTTGTCTTTTGGCGGCGGAATGGACCCGATGTCGCGGCCGGCTGCGGCAAGGCGACGAGACCAAGACCCGCCCTGCTGCTTCTGCTTTTCGTAGCGAGCCTTGGCGGTGTCGAGTCGTTTTTTCTGGTCAGATCGAGTTGCCACCTACACCGGACCCTTCAAAACACGTTTTTTTGTGGC